ATTTGACCAGACAACGGCTCAAAACTTGGTTGATAGCGTTACTACGGTCAAGGATAAGGTTGCTGACCTTGGGATGCAGCTTGATACGCTGGGCACGGAGGCGAGTTTTGCGCAACGTGCGTACACTTACGTCAATTCCATGTTTAATCAGGGCAAAACGGCGGAAGAAATTTCCAGTTCTCTGGTCGAAAAAGGATTTGCGGAAGATACGGCATCGACTTTGGTTACAAGCGTCAACGACACCCGGTCAACCTTGTCCGGTTTGGAGACAGACTTAGGAACGGCGCAGGATCAGCGGTCGTTTGCGCAGCGGGCCTTTGAGTTTGTAAACTCACAGCTTGATGGGGAGGTTTCCCCTGATGATATTCGCCAGGATCTTTTGGATAACGGGTTTTCAGAGCTTGATGCGGACGCATTGATTACGGATGCCACTGATATTCGGTCGAATACGGACCTTTTGCAGGCTAATAACAACTTCGCGCAGGGTGCATATGGCTTTATTCAGGAGCAATTAGACGCTGGTTCTCAGACTACGGACATCATTCAAGAGTTGATTGATAATGGGTTTGGGTACGAAAAAGCAGAAAGTATGGTCTCTAATATTGTTAACACCGCAACGGACATGGCAGATCTGTCGGACGCTCTAGGTGTTATGGAAACTCGTCAGGAGTTTGCGCAGACTGCGTATAACTTCATTGACGGGCAGCTTGATTTAGGGACGTCCGAGGATGATTTGTTAGGAGAGCTAGTCGAGAACTATGGGTACACGGCAGACAACGCTCAATCTCTTGTGGATGCCGTTCAAGGTTCACGATTCGAGGCTTCTGAACTTGAGAGGATAAAAACCGCGACTACTTCTGGCACAACTTTTGATTTCGCGGTTGGCGACGGAGGACTAGGGGGTCCAGGTCAGGGTGGCGGAACTGGAGTAGGTACAGGAACGGATGGGGTTTTTGCCCCTGCTACAACTAGACCAGGTACAGGCACAGGCACAGGTACAGGCACAGGCACAGGCACAGGCACAGGCACAGGCACAGGCACAGGCACAGGTGCAGGTGCAGGCACAGGCACAGGAGGCACAGGAGGCACGACGAGCCCAGTTGATTCTGGAGTAGACGACGGCACTTACGTTGGTGGTCAGCCTGTCGAGCTTGATGAGTTTGGTAATCCGATTCTTAGGTTCGACGCCTTTGATCGTCCACTAGGAACGTACCTGACGCAGCCTACGGCTCCTGTGGGGCCGTTTGACGCGTATGCTATGCAGATGCCAGAAACACCCGCTTTCAATCCTCAGCAGGCTCGTTTGGGCCCACAGCCTACGCAGGTTACATTGGACGAGGCTGGGTTTATTACTGAGCCTGTGTCGTATATTCCCGAGCAGGTTCCCACGGATCCGACGCCTTATTACAGCCCTCAGTTCAATCAGTTTACTGAGGTTCCTGTGGGCTACGGAGCGACGACAGTGCCTCTGAGCTTTATTCAGCAGCAACAACCTGCTATAAACGCAGTAACTCAAGAGGGAATAGGGGCGTTCCTCGGTAGAAAACCCCCTGTAGGAGTGACATAAATGGCTTATACGATTAAATCTGGTGATACTCTTAGTGAGATCGCGGAAAAAAACAACACCTCCGTTGCGGAGATTATGGCATCTAATCCTCAGATTTCGAATGCAAACCAGATACAAGCTGGCGCATCACTTAATCTTGGCAGCGCAGGTTCGGGAGCGTCTACCTATCAGGGTGGCTTTGGTACGGAGTCTGGTGGCAGCAGTCAGGAGCGAGCCCGTGCGATTATAGGCGATGATCGAGCAAGCGAGTTAGCAAAGCTGTCTCAGCAAAACTTTACCCCCGCGGAAGCGCAGCAGGCGTCTCGTCAGTATGGTTATGTTGGCGGCGTTGGTTCGTTAGACCAGAACATGCTTACTCAGATGTCTCAAACAAAGTATGACCCGTTCAACACTAAGGACACTGTGATCGGCGGTCTGTTGGGTGCAGTTATTCCGGGTGCAGGTTTGTTGTACACGGCTTCTAAATACAACGAAGCCTATGAGGATCGGACGATTGCTAATCAGTTAATGCAGCAAGGTCAGTACGAAAACAAAGGCTTGTTTGGAACTGGGTTGTTTAAGGGGGAAAACGCTGACCAGTTCGTTCCGGTGTACGATGAGAATGACCAGTTGGTAGGATCTCTTGGGCTGGATGCCGAAGGAAATCCTATGCGCTATACTGGGGATCGTATGCAAGGATATGAGGGTTTGGGCTCAGATTTAATCCAACCTAGAGAAATGCCTCAGATGGGCGGGGACGATAACGACGGCCCGGCTCCTATATCTGCGGAGGCTGTTGGTGTAACTCCGGATGCTCCGGCAGCACCGCCATATCGGGGTCCAGCGAAACTACCTCAAATACCGTTGCCTTCAGCTTTGGATCAAGGTACGCCTCGCCCAGCTCCTCAGCAGCCTCTTACTAGACCTACGCCTATTCCGGCTGGATTTGGTCAGCAGAAAGCCTCGGTTCCTTTACCTCAAGGAGGTCAGGGTGTTATGTCGACGCTTGCAGCACAGCAGCAGCAAGAGCAGTACCCGTTTATGTACGGCAATGAGTATCAACGTCAGGAACAACGTGGGATGGTATGAACCTACAAGCTCTTCCAGAAGAAGCCTTAAAGGAGATTTTGTCTCTTACTGAGGCGAAAAAGAAACTAGATCTGCGTGATAAGGCGCAGGACTATTTTATGCCTTTTGCGCATCATGTGTATGAGAACTTTATCGAGGGCCGTCATCATAGAGTGATTGCCGAAAAACTTGAACAGGTGGCCCAGGGAAAGTTAAAGCGGCTAATTATTAACATGCCTCCTCGTCACTCGAAGTCTGAGTTCGCTAGTTTTCTCATCCTGCTTGGTTTTTGGGTAGGAATCCAAAGTTAAAGATTATCCAGGCGACGCACAACACTGAGTTGGCGGTGCGCTTTGGTCGTAAGGTTCGAGATCTAATTGACGACCCTGCCTACAAAGAGATCTTTCCGGATACGAATTTGAAGGAGGACAACAAGGGTGCGGGTAAATGGCAGACGGACAAGGGCGGTGAATACTTTGCTGCGGGTGTTGGAGCGGCGGTTACGGGTCGCGGTGCGGATTTATTTATAATTGACGACCCTCACTCGGAGCAGGATGCGATGAGTGATAGTGCGTTTGACAATGCGTATGAGTGGTACACTTCTGGGCCTCGTCAGCGGTTACAGCCGGGCGGCGCGATTATTTTAGTTATGACCCGTTGGGGTAAGAAGGATTTGACGGGCCGTTTGGTTCAAGCGCAGGGCGGCGACATTATGTCAGATCAGTGGGAGGTTGTTGAGTTCCCGGCTATTCTTCCTAGCGACAACCCTTTGTGGCCTGAGTTTTGGGATAAGAACGCCTTACTTTCAATCAAAGCGTCTTTGCCTGTGGGCAAGTGGAACGCGCAGTGGCAGCAGCAACCGACGTCTTCGGAGAGTGCGATTGTCAAGCGCGACTGGTGGCGCGACTGGGACCGAGAAAAGATCCCTGCGATTAAGTATATAGTTCAAGCGTATGACACGGCGTTTTCTAAAAAAGAAACTGCGGACTACTCTGCGATAACGACCTGGGGGGTGTTCACTCCGGATGATGGCGGTCCGGACAACATTATTTTAATGGACGCTCGAAGAGGGCGTTGGAACTTCCCTGAACTCAAGGAGATTGCGTATCAAGAGCACGAATATTGGGAGCCGGATATGGTGTTGGTCGAAGCGAAAGCGACGGGCACACCACTCATTGACGAGTTGCGGCTTCGCGGTATTCCTGCCTTGGGCTTCTCACCAGGCAAAGGAAGTGATAAAATAACTCGAATGCACATGGTTGCGCCTTTGTTTGAGGCTGGAATTGTGTGGGCACCGATGCACGAGAAGTTTTCTGATGAGGTCATCGAGGAAGTAGTTTCATTTCCTAATGGCGATCATGATGACTTTTGTGATAGCATGACATTAGCCTTGATGCGTTTTCGCCAAGGCGGCTTCGTTTCTTTGCGGGGCGAAGAGGATGGGGACGACTTGTACGTTCCTCGTAAACGGGAGTATTATTGATGGCTATGCCACCACGTCCGATGGGAAGTTTAGTAGACTCTGGCTTAGACCTTGATATGACTGAGGGTCTTCCAGAAGTTGAGATTGATGTTGATGAGGCGATGGACTTCAGCGGTGGGGCTGAGATTATCGACGACGGTCAGGGCGGAGCAATTGTTCAAGCCATGGGTGAAATGGACGAGGAAGGTGTAGACGTCGAGATAGTCGAGCACACTGCAAACTTAGCGGAGTTTTTAGATGACGGTATTCTTGGAGAAATTAGCAGCGACTTGGTCGGCCTTTACGAAGAAGATTACGAATCTCGCAGGGACTGGGAAGAGACTTATAGTAAGGGTTTGGACTTACTCGGTGTTCAAAACACGGAGCGTTCTGAGCCGTTTGAAGGCGCTAGTGGGGTCACGCACCCTTTAATTAGCGAAAGCGTTACGCAGTTTCAGGCACAGGCGTATAAGGAATTGTTGCCCGCGGGTGGTCCCGTTCGGACTCAGATCATTGGGGTGCAAGACCAGCAACGAGAAGACCAGGCGCAGCGTGTCAAACATTTTATGAATTACCAGATTATGGAAGTCATGGAAGAGTACGATCCGGGCATGGATCAGATGCTGTTCTATCTTCCCTTGTCTGGATCTACGTTCAAGAAAGTTTATTTTGATCCACTAAAGGCTCGTGCGGTAGCAGAGTTTGTTCCAGCACAGGACGTGGTTGTTTCGTATTCAGCTACGGATTTGGCGACTGCTCCACGAGTTACGCATGTCTTAAAGATGACCGACAACGATGTTCGGAAGATGCAATTCTCTGGAGTGTACAAGGACATCGATCTAGGGGGCGCTGGAGACGCGCAAGAGGACGAGGTAGAAGAGAAGGTCAACAAGCTACAAGGTCTCTCACGGAGCTACACAGACGATATCCGAACTATTCTGGAGATGCACTGTGATCTTGATGTCGAAGGTTTTGAAGACACAGATCAGATGGGCGAGCCCACGGGTATTAAATTGCCGTACATTGTCACGATTGACAAGGACAGCGGTGAGGTCTTAGCGATTCGGCGCAACTATGACGAGACCGACCCGATTAAAAAGAAACGTCAGTACTTTGTGCATTACAAGTTCCTGCCGGGATTAGGTTTTTACGGCTTTGGTTTGGTGCATATGATCGGCGGTTTGGGTCGTGCGGCAACCAGTATTCTGCGTCAGTTGATTGATGCGGGAACTTTGGCGAACTTGCCCGCAGGCTTTAAAGCTAGGGGTGTTCGTGTCCGTAACGATGATGAGCCGCTTCAGCCGGGTGAGTGGAGAGATATTGACGCGCCGGGCGGCAACATTCGAGACTCGTTGATTCCTTTGCCTTACAAAGAACCATCTGGCACGTTAGCTCAGTTGTTGGGTTCTTTAATAGAAGACGGTCGACGGTTTGTTTCTATTGCCGATCAGCAAGTAAACAACATGAGCCAAGAGACCCCAGTTGGCACAACTGTGGCGATGTTGGAACGCGGCATGAAGGTCATGTCTGCTATTCATAAGCGTTTGCATTACGCACAGAAAAATGAGTTTAGGTTACTGGCCCGTATTTTTAAAGAAAATACAGGTCCGGAGTATCCATACGATGTAGCGGGGGGTTCCGCCGCAGTAAAACAGGAAGACTTTGACGACAGAATTGATGTTTTGCCCGTCAGTGATCCTAACATATTCTCCATGGCGCAACGCGTTACGCTGGCCCAGACCCAACTACAACTGGCTCAGTCTAATCCTCAGATGCACAACCTTCACGCTGCGTATCGACGGATGTATCAGGCGCTCGAGGTCCAGAACATTGAAGAGATCTTGCCTCCTCCCCAAGAGCCTCAACCTATGGACCCCGCTATGGAGAATGCCAAGGCGCTTATGGGGGATATTTTACGAGCGTTCCCAGAGCAGAACCACGAGGCGCATATCGATATTCATATCATGTTCATGAAGACTCCGATTGTATCGACGTCTCCGCAGATCATGGGATCGTTTATGTCTCACTTGCAGGAGCACGTTAGTATGCTTGCGAAGAAACAGGCTATGGATGAGGTCAAACAGGCACTGAGCGGAGCAAAGATGATGGCAGAGGTCGGGGCGGTAAGTTCGGAATCGGTAGCTCAGTACGAACAACAGCTTCAGGTCGACATGCAGAATCAGCAAGAGGTTGAAAACTTGGTTGTCCTTTACCAGCAAAAGATTATGGCGGATGTTTTGGCTCGACTGATGCCGGAGAACCCGAACGAGCCGGATCCGTTGGTGGCTATTCGTATGCAGGAACTACAACTTCGCAAGGAGAAACAGGACCAAGATGCGTTAAACGACGCTGCCAAACTCGAGTTGGAGATGAACAAGGTCGAGCAGCGTGACCGATTAGACACCGCCCGCATGGATTTGCAGGAAGAGATCGCTGGAGATCGGAACGAAGTTAACCGGGAGCGTATCGCAGTTAACGCTGAGATCCAGCAAATGGCTATGCAACGGAGGGGATAATGCCGTTAAAAGAAGGTAAGTCTCAAAAAGTCATTAGCGAGAATATAGAGACAGAGATGTCTGCGGGGAAGCCCCAGAAACAAGCTGTAGCTATCGCTCTGAGCAAAGCGGGTAAAAGTAAGTATGCCTCTGGCGGTATGGTAAACAAGCGGTTTAGCCCTATCGCTAGGCCGCAGAGGTTTGTCGGAGAGTTCTAGTGTGGTGTGTTCTTGTATTTGTCGGATACGGACACACTTTCGTAAACAATTACGGCACGAAGTTTTATAAGGCTTGCTACTACGACTGTGGTGTGCCAGGCGGAAAGAACGGGCAGTGGTACGATAAACGGCACGTTGTCCATCCAGACGCTTACTGCCCCGCGAGGTACATGGACACATGATTGATCCTATTACAGCCGTTGGCCTAGCCACATCTGCTTATAACGCCATCAAGCAGGGCGTTGCCGTAGGCCGTGAATTGCAAGATATTACAGGTCAGCTTGGTCAGTGGGGCAAGGCTTGTAGCGATTTTGCCTTTGCTGAAGAGCAAATCAAGAACCCTCCTTGGTATAAATTTAAAGGATCAGACACGCATAGCGCCATAGAAATCTTTGCGCAGAAGAAAAAAATGTCCGAAATGCGCAAGGAAATCAAAAACTTCATCAGTTTTCAGTACGGACCGTCCGCTTGGGAGGAAGTGCTGCACATTGAGGCGCAGATGCGCAAGCAGCGT